ACAGGTCAAGAGGGACCTCACGATGCCGATGAGGAGGCACCTGATGGAATGGGTGAATCTTACAATAACAGATCAATGATGGAAAACGAACTTTCTGATGAAGAAATCGATCTTATGTTGGATATAATTCAATCTAAAGAAGGGTCGGATGAAAAAAGTGAATTAGATGAGAAATTCCAAAGTAAGTCACAACAGAAATATTTCTTTGCAAAATGTAATGATGAATCATTAAGTAAAAAAGAAAGAAACAAGTGGTGTAAAATGGCTGATGAATTTGCTCAACATACAAATTTCTCAAAATTACCCGAGAAAGTTAAAGAAGATAATTTAAAATCTTTGGAGGAAAGTGTGATGAAAATTGTTCAAAAACACCTACCCCCAAGTATTACAAAAGGTGATTTGGTTAAGTTAATAAGTGAGGCACCAATGACAAAACCGGCACCTGTTAAGGAACCTGGGGTTGCTCCTTCAAAACCAAAACCAGGAAAACCATTTGAACCAAAACATAAACCTAAGCCAAAGGCGGAAAAGAAAGTTCCTGATTGGATGTCTTATTCAGAGATTTTTGAATCAGAACCATTCACAAAACCCGCTCCTGTCAAACCAGATGTTGCACCCTCAAGACCAAGTCCGAACAGACCATTTGAACCAAAACATAAACCAAAACCAAAAGCAGGAGGTGATGAAAAATAATTTAAAATCAAGACTCAGAAGGGCTTTATTAGAGGCACCAATCAGATATGATGGACCTGAAAAAATGGATCCTTCTTTGGAAGCTGCATTTAATATGGGTCAAACCCCTTATAGTAAAAACCCAGCGCTTCCTGATATGAATGCTGATGGTATTCCTGATTCTTTTGAGCAAATAATGGCTAGTAAAAGATTCAAGGATGTAGTTGAAAATTTAAAACGACTTACGGGGATAACTAACATCTCAAATATGAGTGCAATGATGCAACTTCAAACTTTGGCGATGGGTGCTTCACAAAAAATCATTCAAATACAGAATCAACATAAGGAATATTTAGAAAATTTAGCCATTGATCTTGTTAAAAAAGAAACAGGTATCACCGACCAACTTAATTTTGAAGCGGATCTTGTATCACCTGGTGACATTACAAGTCAGGGTATGAGCGGTCAGGCACAGGATTATGAGGAAGAAGAGATACAACAACAATTTGGAGGCGAAGAAGAAGAAGATTTTGAAGAGGATTTCATGTCTTTCATGGGGGCGATAGAAAATTTCAACAACGAAACCGCTAAAAGAAGAATATTAAACGCTTTGGTTCAGGGAGGCGCGAAAAAAGGTCATTATATGTACCAACTCGTTGTTCCTGAACTCAATAGATTAGATCCTGATTTAGTAAAACTATACGGTATAATTATGTCTTTTGCTGATTATGTTTATTGGATTATGCCAAACCAACAAATGTTGAATATGGCAGGAAGTGGTAGTGGAATGATGGGTAAAGAGGAAGTCGATGAAACCACTGATCCACCCACAATTAAGGCTCAGGCTGTTTGGTTCCCTCTTTTAATTCATGAATTATTGAAAGGAGTTGGTGATGTTGTTATGACGCAAGGCTTACCTGATGATCCAAGAGCTGCCGAGATGGTTATGGGAGCGGCTGACACATTACCCGATGAAGTTTGGGACATGAGAGTCGGACCAATTATTTATGAAAAGTTAGTAAATTCTTATCCTGAAGAATTATTTGATGAAGATAAGAAGATCATCCAATTCTACTTGAAATCAAGATTGGCTCAACTAACTCCCGATGAGTTTTTTGAAACCATGAGAGAGATTTTGAAAGAAACCCCGAAAGGAAAAAAATTGGTAGAAAAAATGGTTAAAGAAATCATTCAAGAGTTAAAACAACAAGAATATGAGGATGCGATGGGATCGGAAGATGAGGATGAAGACGATGACTTGAATAATTTCTTATCTAATCTCGGAATTAGTTTAAATTAATGGATGGGTTTAACAAGAGAACAAGTATTATTAGAATACGCAAAATGTGTTAAAAATCCTGAATACGCTTTAAAGACGTATTTAAAAACTTATGACCAAACAGTTCAGGGGTTCGTACCCCTGAAGTTGTTTCCTGATCAAGTCAAATTAATTCAGGATTTTGAGGAATTTGAGGAAAATATTGCTTTGAAATATAGACAAGCCGGTGTATCAACAGTCACCGCGGCTTGGATCTCAAAAAAATTAATTACCGCACCAAAAGGAAAACCCGAGAAGATTCTGATCATCGCTAACAAGTTGGACACTGCCGTAGGTATGGCCGATAAAATTAGATCTTTCCAAGAACAATGGCCTGATTGGTTTGGCGTGTCCTTTTCAAGTGAAAAAAATTCTCAAAGACATTTCAGATTAACGAATGGTTGTGAAGTAAAAGCAGTTGCAACTTCTAAAGACGCATTGAGGGGTTATACACCCACCATTCTTGTCTTTGACGAAGCCGCATATATTGAAGCTGATGATGATTTCTGGGCAGCATGTATGGCCTCCCTTTCAACAGGGGGTAAAGTTATAGTGATATCAACCCCAAACGGATTTGACCAAATTTATTATTCAATTTATGACCAAGCATTAAGAGGTATGAATGATTTCAAAATCTCGGAAATGTATTGGTATAGAGATCCAAGATATACAAAAGAAATGTATCTTGTGAAAACAAAAGACATCGTTCATTATTTGTTAAACAAAGATGATTATAGTGAAGAAGAACATGTTATAAGATTAGACAAATCGGGTTGGGATTTAGATTTGGATTTTGTGGTTTCAAAAATTAGTGATGGTTATAAACCATGTTCTTCGTGGTTTGAAACTATGGTTAAAAAATTGAAATACGATCGAAGAAAAGTATCCCAAGAATTGGAGTGTAATTTCCTTGGTTCTGGAGATAATGTTATTGATTCCGGAACTATGGAAAAGATAAAGAAAAATGACATAGCCGAACCCAAAGAGAGAATGATGGGAGGGGCGTTGTGGATTTGGAAAGAACCTGTAATGGATCACAAATACATCATGGGTATTGATGTTTCTCGTGGGGATTCTGAAGATTTTACAACATTCAACATCATAGATTTTGACACAAGGGAGCAAGTTGTTGAATTTTTAGATAAAGTCCCACCCGACATTGCTGCAGAAATCGCATTAAAATGGGCACAAAGATATAATGCATTTGTTGTAATTGACATTACGGGAGGGATGGGTGTTTCAACATCAAGAAAGATGCAGGAGTTGGGTTATAAAAACATGTATATTGATGGACAAGTTCAATCCGATGTATGGAAGTATGACCCTAAAACTTTAGAAAAAATACCTGGTATAAATTTCAATAATAAGAGAGTTCAAATTATCGCAACCTTTGAAGAATGGATCAGACATGGATTCAAAATCAAATCCACGAGACTTTATAACGAACTTTTGACATTTGTTTATATCAACGGACGACCAGACCATATCAAGGGACAACACGATGATTTGATCATGTCTTGTGCAATGGCGATGTATGTTGGAGAAAGTAGTTTCTCAAAACTTACAAAAGTAACCGAACAAGCAAAAGCAATGATTGATTCTTGGACACTCAATGAGAGTGTAAAATATAAAACAGATCTTATGAATCCGAGTGTTCCATCTTATTATGGAAGTTCAAGTAATGACAGTAAATCTATTTCTCAAAAAGATGTAGAAAAATATTCTTGGTTATTCGGTGGGATGAGAAGATAATATTGTATTTATAGAAAAATCTATTATTTTATATAGCATGGCACAATCCAATCAACAATATACAATTTGGCAAAGACTTTCAAGGGTCTTCGGTCCTGATTCAACATTAAATCAACAAGTACCCCAATATCGGTTCGATAAAAAAGAAATATTACGAACAAAATCAAAAGGGGAATATGAGAAAGAGAAGTTACAAGCTCAACAGAGTTTGTATTTGGCAAATCAATGGTCAAAAGTAGAAAACAATCTTTATACCCAAGCGGTTTATTATGAACCAACCCGTTTGGCTTCATATTATGATTATGAATCAATGGAATTTACTCCCGAAATTTCAGCGGCTTTGGACATTTATGCTGAGGAATCAACAACCCCAAATGAAAACGGATATATTCTTCAGATTTATTCAGAATCAAATAGAATCAAAAGTATTTTAGCCGATTTGTTTAATAACAAGTTGGACATCAATACAAATTTACCTATGTGGACGAGAAATACTTGTAAATATGGAGATAATTTTGTGTATTTGAAAATTGACCCTGAACAAGGCGTTGTTGGTGTTCAACAATTACCAAACATTGAAATTGAAAGATTTGAGAGGGGTATGGTTGTTAATACTGTAGCACAAAACACCGGTGTGGAAAACAAACATCTTACTTTTACTTGGAAAAACAAAAATATTGAATTTAATACTTGGGAAGTTGCTCATTTTAGATTACTCGGCGATGACTCAAAATTACCATATGGAACATCCATGTTGGAGAAGGCAAGAAGAGTTTGGAAACAACTTCTTTTATCGGAGGATGCGATGTTGATATACAGAACATCAAGAGCTCCTGAAAGGAGAGTTTTCAAGGTTTTCGTTGGAAATATGGATGATAAGGATGTTGAAGCGTATGTCCAAAGGGTTGCCAACAAATTTAAGAGAGATCAGATTGTGGATCCCAAGAATGGAAATGTGGATTTGAGATATAACCAAATGGCGGTTGATCAAGATTACTTTATCCCCGTAAGAGATCCGAATGCTCCAAACCCGATTGATACATTACCAGGAGCTCAAAACCTGAGTGAAATTGCCGATATAGAATATATTCAGAAAAAATTATTGACAGCTTTGAGAATACCAAAAGCGTTTTTGGGATTTGAAGAAGTGGTTGGTGATGGAAAAAACTTAGCTCTTTTGGATATTAGATTCGCAAGAACCATCAATAGGATTCAACAAGCGATGGTTCAAGAGTTAAATAAAATAGCAATTGTTCATTTATATATTTTAGGATTTGAAGACGAATTAAGTAATTTTACCCTTGGACTAACAAATCCATCTACACAACAAGATATGTTGAAGGTCGAACAACTCCAATCTAAAATTCAACTTTATAGAGATGCTGTTACGGATCCTGGTAATGGAATTCAAGCGGTCTCAGCGTCATGGGCTAAGAAACACATTCTTGGATTTAGTGATGAAGAAATCAAACTTGACATTCAACAACAACGGATTGAAAAGGCGGTTGCTAAAGAACTTGAGGAAACCCCGAATGTCATTACTAAAACAGGATTATTTGATAATATTGATAAGTTGTATGGTAATGGAAAACCAAAAGAAGGGGGTGAAGCTGGTGCTGGCGAAGAAACAACATCTGGAGGTGGAGAAATTACTTCACCACCAAGTTTTGGGGATTTAGGGACGGAAACACCCGCCGCTGAAGCTGGTGGTACTGAAACTACAGAAACTCCCGCACCTGAAGCTGGTGGTGAAGTAACACCCGAATCAAGGGATAGAGATGAAAATTTAATCTTGGAAGAAGATATGATTCAAGGGAGAATAGAATTAAACTTCAATAGAAGATATGATTCAAGGGAGAATAGAATTAAACTTCAATAAGGCGAAGAAATCAATTAATGAAATTGATAAAAAATTGAACGAGTTATTGAAATCATAATATTTATTTAGTATGAAAACATTAGGAAGTTATATTACAAAATTTGAGAATCAACTTGTTGAAGGTTATAAAACCAATACTTTCAAAAAGTCATTGACTCAATTCAAAAATGAAGTTTTGAAAAATAATGATCTCAAAGAGGCAACAAATATCTATTACGAGTTGTCATCAAAAAAAGGATACGACAAAGAATTTGCTGAAATGTTTTTAAACGAATCAATCAATAGATTGAAAGAGATTTATCAAATTAAAGAGGTTCAAAATTATTTGTCTGAAGGTGAAAATAACTATACCAAAATAGATGAATTAGTGTTTTCAAAAAATATTGAAAAGAAAGTTAAAAACAGAATTTCTATTATAGAAAACCTTCAACAAAAACAAGAAATCACTGAAACAATTTATTTACCTTTATCTATTCAAGTAGATATTGCAAACTCCAAGATTAAACCTTTGTTGGAGAATTTATCTGAAGAAGAACTTTCTTTATTAAAAGAAATGAAAGAAATCTCGGAAAACGATTTGGTAAATTTGGTCACAGAAACCAAAACTGAAATCCTTGATGTTTTTGAGAAAAATTCAATAGAAGAAAATAAATTGGACGAACTCAAGAATAAATTAGGATCATATAACAATTCCCACCGTTCATTATTTGAACTCAGAAGATTTTTGAATGAGTTAGTTTAATTATCATTAAACTTCTGATTCACATAGATCGCTTTATTCATTTTTTCTCTGTTGATTTCGGAATCTTTTTTATATTCCTTATTTTCCCAAAGGTTTTTATGAATTTGAGTCTTATAAATTTTATATTTATAAGTCTTCAAAGCAGCTTCTATGTTTTTCTTATTTACAGGAACTATGATCATAGATTGTTAATTTCGTAATGATAAATACTACTGTATTTTTTAAATTTTGACAATAACCCCTTTTTTTCATATATTTTTGTAAAAATAAACAATTATAACATGAAGGGATTCTATGAAGAAGGGAAAATCAATTAAGATAAGCGGATTTAAAGATTACAAAATAAATTACGGAACAGTAGATTTTAAATCAATGAAATCGGTTTATTTGGTCATTCAAGCGTGGGTTGAACCAATTATGGATCTTGAATCTTGGTCTTCAGTTGTCAATACATTAAGAAGAGATATTAAACACAAATTGTTGGATGCAATCGATTCAACCATATTTAACGGAAGAACAATTGTGGATTTAGATTTAAGAACTTCAGGTATTCAAGAAGGTAAAAGAAGTTTTATGAATTTGGAAATCACTTTGTTTTTGGATGATTACATCGATTTTAAATCCGAAAATTTGAAAAAATCTTTACAGAATATCTGTAAACACATTATTAAGAATAGTTTTAGATCTAGTAGATACTTTTCATTTCACTTATCAAAATCCTCACCACAACTTAAATTAATTTCCTGAATCATATTTATTTATATGATTGAAAAATTTCTAAAGATTTTAAACGAAATAGGTATTCGTAAACTCATAAATACATATTTTTTGGGAGATGGAGATCTTTTTATAAAAACTCTCACAAAAAAAGGGGACAAAATTCCCATGGGTTTATTGAAAGAACTTTCTTTAAATGGTTGGTCAGATAGTAGTATCAGATACTTGGAATCGGGTGATAGAGATGAACTTGAAAGGTTTATCTTTGAAATGATGAAGGGATCGTTGTACAGTATGACTGTATCTAAAGTGGGTGATCGGTATATTTGGGAAGCCGATGTTTGGGATTTAATTTCATTAATTGAGTCGGAAGGTACTTATTTTGTAAAATATTTTATGGAACGGGATAAAGTATATTTTGGTTATGATTCTCGGAAATTCATCTCAAAAGAAAATGAGGAAAAAATTCATTCATACGAACTCAACGACAAAGAGACTGAGAGTTTTTCTTTGTATTTGAAAATTAAGGAAATCTTGGAAAGAAGTATGAATGAAGTATTTCACGAAGAGATAAAAAATCTAATCTACGGAAAATTTGCTAAATTTCTTGGAATAGATCAAAATTCAATGGTAAGGAAATTCATTCCTCCCGATACGGTTTTTTGGGAAATAGATGTTACAAACATTATGAAAGAGTTGGTGGAAAAAACATTGGAAATTTCCCACTTGAATCGAAAAAATGGTTATTCAGAAGATTATGCGTGGGAAAAAGGTTCATTTTTAAATGTTTTAGAATATAAAGGTGAAATTATATTCACACACGAATTTTTTGATGAAGATGGTTTGAAAGAAGTAGAAAAATTATTCAATAAAGAATTAGGTGAGTTGTTGGATACAGAATTACAAAAACAACAAAATCAATAATATTTATATATAAAAAAATATGAAAGAAAATTTAAGAGTTCTTGAAGCTCACGAGTCGGGTAAAGGTATATTGGTTGAACACGATGCCGGATATATATCACCAACCCATCCTGAAAATGAAAAAATTATAAGTGAATCCAAAACTTTAAGAGATTATTCAAAACCATTTATTTTTTATGCCGTTCTTCAAAAATCTGATACACCAAACAGAAACGGAAGATTATATCCCGAAAAAATATTAAAAAGGGAAGCTGACAATTATAAGAGAATGATTCAAAAAGGCACATCCCTTTCCGAACTCAATCACCCTGAATCATCAATTGTGGATTTGGAAAGAGTTTCACATATTATAGATGATGTGTGGTGGGATGGAAAAACTTTGATGGGTAAATTAAGACTCCTCACCTCACCAGGTTTCCATGAAAGAGGAATTGTCTCAACACCTGGTGATATTGCAGCAAACCTTATGAGACAAGGTTGTACGATGGGTATTTCATCAAGAGGGGTCGGTACTCTTAAGAAGAAGGGAGAACAGAATGAAGTTCAGGATGATTTTGAACTTATTTGTTTTGACCTTGTTTCTTCACCATCCACACCCGGAGCATATCTTTTTGACAAACCTGAAGATAAAAATAACTACGAAGAGAATATAGAAGAAGAAAAGAACTTGAGAAAACCCGAATCAGAAAAAGGGATGGGTAAATCGCTTGATTTAATGAACAAACTTTCCGACTTTTTGGGTAGATAAAACTTTATATTATGGATGAGAAATATTTTATTGTAAAAATCCAATTTGAAACCGTGGATATCCAAACAGGAAAAACAAAAAAAACACGGGAAGAGAAATTGGTGAGAGGTTACAATGTGACAGATGTGGAAGCTAAAGTCACAAAATTGTTTGAGAAATCAACAGAGGATTGGAGAATCACAAGTGCTACAGAAAGCAAAATCAATGAAGTGATTGAAAAATAAAAGGAGGTGAAAACCTCCTTTTTTCATTTATATTCTTTCAATATAATAAAAAAACAAAATTTTTCTATATATGGGTATATTTATTTAGAAAAAATAAATCTACTAAAATAGAAAATGAGCAAAAAAGAAATTTTATTGGATGATACACTTCTTCAATTGAAAAATTTGGAGGAGTCTATCTCAAAAAACACAAAAGGAATACTTGCTTCAGTAATGAAGGAAGAAATCGCATCTTTAGTAAAAGAATCTTTAGGTGGTGACACCGAAGAGGTTAAAGAACAGGTTGAAGACGATGAACTTGAAATGGATCTCGGAGACGAGGGAAGTGAAGAGGAAATTGAATTTGACATGGAAGACGAAGGTGATGAAGAAGAAATGGACGTTGACTTTCCTGCAGGATTCGGAGACGAAGAAGAAGACTTTGAAGCGATGGGCGACGAAGAACTTGACTTTGACATGGAAGATGAATTGGAGGGAGAAGACGAAGATTTAGTTGACATCACAAATATGAGTGACGAAGAACTCGTAAAGGTTTTCAAATTGATGGGTGATGAAGATGGAGTCGTTGTTCAAAAGGAGGACGATGAAATTCACCTTAAAGACGAAAACGAAGGTGTAGAATATGAAATTCAATTGGAAGGTGAAGATCACGACATGGAAGATGAGGAGGAAGAAGAAATGGAAACTGAAGTAGGAGAAGTGATGTACGAAATTGAATTTAACGAAGAAGAAGAAGACGAGGAAGAAGAGGAAGAAGTTGAGTTAGAAGAAACTTACGAAGAGGCTCACGAAGGTGAGGAACACAAAGAAGAAGCCAAGGAAGCAGCTAGAACCTTGGGTAGTGGAAAATATTGGGGAAGGGATGGATTACCTAAACCAAAAGCAGCACCTCGTCATTTAGAGGTTGAATCTTACAAAAGACAAATTGCAGACCTCAAAGAAAAAAATGAGGAATACAAAAAGGCGCTTGATCTTTTCAGAACTAAATTAAATGAGGTTGCTATTTTCAACTCAAATTTAGCGTATGCTACAAGATTGTTCACTGAACATTCAACAACCAAGAAAGAAAAAATTAATATCCTTAAGAGATTTGATAATGTAGAAACTTTGAAAGAATCAAAGAACTTATATAGATCAATTAAGAATGAATTGGTTGGTTCAGAAAATGTTGTAACCGAATCCGTGGCTAACAAAGTACAAAAAACTCCACAGAAAGGTTCAACAAATCTCGTTGAGTCTAAAACATATGAGAACGCTCAGTTCCTCAGAATGAAAGACTTAATGATAAAAATAAATAAATAAACTAAACAAAAAAAATTAACATGGGAGCATTATTAGAAAGTGGTTTAGTTGGTAACATCGGTCTTAAGCACCTCAAAGTTATCAAAGAAGACACTATAAACAAATGGGACAAATTAGGATTCCTTGAAGGGTTGGGTGGTCATTTAAAAGAGAACATGGCTCAACTTTATGAGAACCAAGCATCACACTTAATTAACGAAGCGGCAGCAACAGATTCATCAGGTTCTTTTGAAACTGTTGTTTTTCCAATCATCAGAAGAGTTTTCTCTAAGCTTTTGGCAAACGATATCGTTTCTGTCCAAGCGATGAACTTACCTATCGGTAAACTTTTCTACTTCGTTCCAAAGATTCAGAATTATGTGAACACAAATCAACATTACGCACCAGTTGGTTCACCTGAGGCGGTAGATGCTGGTCAAAATAACCCAAATCAAGGATATGATAGTGGTAAAAACCTTTATGATAGATTCTACGAAGGTAATGAAGCAACTTTGGATCCTCCTGGTTTGTTTGATTATTCAAAAGGTAGATTTAGTGCATTCACCTCAACCGCTGTTGGTACACAAGCATGGAGTTCAGGTGAATTAATTTCTTCAGGTTATGGTGCAGGTGAATACAGAAAAGTTATTATTGCTCTTTCAGGATTTACCAACGGAGGTTACGGAAAACTTTTGGGACCTGATGGTAACTTGGTAGATAACGAAAGTTTCCTTTCTGATCTTAAAATAAATGCTAGAACCGCAGCAGGAGGTGCCTTCTCAGGTGCTGGTTCTGGTGACTTACTTTTCAGAGTTGTTACACAAAAGTATGGTAAAGGAATTGTTCAATACGGTTCACAAACCTCTACAACATTTGGAGCAACAAACACCGCAAATGGTGGAGCGTATGACTCAATCTGTGATGCTGATGGTAAGATCTATTTAGAAGTTGATCTCCAAGTTCCATGTTCTATTGGTTCAGGTTCATTTGATGGATATTCAGGTTTAACCACAACTATCGCAGGTTCTGCGACCGCAGGTTCTGCGTTCACAGCTACTTACAGAGTCTACCAAGAACTCGAATTCGAAGATAGAATCGGTGAAGTTTCATTTGATCTTGAATCGGTAACTGTTTCTGTTACAGAAAGAAAGTTAAGAGCTCAATGGTCACCTGAACTCGCTCAGGACGTTGCGGCTTTCCACAACATCGATGCTGAAGCTGAATTGACAGCGTTGTTGTCAGAACAAGTTGCAGCTGAAATCGATAGAGAAATCCTCAGAGACCTCAGAAAAGGTGCGGCATGGCAGTTAAGATGGGATTACAACGGATGGAAGAGAGGTACATCTGCTAACCCATTGACACAGTACACACAGAAGGATTGGAACCAAACATTGATCACAGCGATCAACCAACTTTCTGCACAAATCCACAAGTCAACTTTGAGAGGTGGTGCTAACTGGATCATCGTTTCTTCTGAAATTTCAGCAATTTTCGACGATTTGGAATACTTCCACGTTTCAAACGCGGCTCCTGAACAGGACCAGTACAATATGGGTATTGAAAGAGTAGGTACACTCTCTGGTAGATACCAAGTTTACCGTGACCCATACTTCCCACCAAACCAAATCTTGATTGGTCACAAGGGAACGTCATTACTTGACACAGGTTACGTTTACGCACCATATGTACCCCTTCAGTTGACACCAACTATGTATAACCCATTCAACTTCACCCCAATCAAGGGTATCATGACCAGATACGCTAAGAAGATGGTGAACAACAGATTCTACGGTAGAATCACAGTTGATGGTGTTAGAACATTTGATCTTAACGAATTGAGATAATCAATTTGTAGTGTAAAATAGAAAAGGGAACTTCGGTTCCCTTTTTTTATTCTTGAACATTATGAATTTTTCGTATCGATTTTGAAATAACTTCAGCTTCTTCCAAAGTCAAAATACCCCTCTTCTGAGCATAAACACAGCATTCTATTAAACAAAATAGTGATTGTTCATAATTCAAACCAGTGATAAATTGTTCTAAATCAGAAATAGAATAATAATTTATTGAATCAAATAAAGAACCCAACGGTTTTTCTTCTTGTGTATTGTCCATGATGGAAAAATACAAATTTTCA